TATATCCTGGGTGATCCGGAAAGCACTGGACTGTTATATGGATGTGTAACGGTACACAAGATTTCACAAAACTGAAATTTGCATGGAAATTTGCAGAAATTAACCGGAGGTGAAAATTGATGCTAACACAAAAAGATATTCATAATTTGCTGGTGGAAAATATGTCAGTGCAACAAAAAATTGATATTTCAATGAGATGTGACAATGATCCTACGAAGATAGAAAAGGCAGAAAAAACTGTGGCAGAAATGTGCAATCTGATCGGTGGTGCCGGTTTAGAGTATTTGAACAAAAGGATATAATAACAAAACGTCCTGCCGGGACGAACCCACAACAGAACGTTTGTTTGGGATGAACAAATAATATCATTGATGGGAAAATTTGTCAATGGTCTGTTACATAAAAACTGCGGTACACCCACCGACCAAAGTAGATTGTACCGCATTACGTCTAAGGATATTATAGCAGATGCGCTGTCCTTAGGCAAGAGAATGTGGAGGATGTCCTATGACAGCAAAAGAGAAGGTAAGAAATGACGTTTTGTTACAGATGAGGAACCATGTAGATACGATGACGCTGAATGTATTGGAGGATGTGATTACCAGAGTCCTTGCAGGGGTTGAGGTTGTGGAGATCGAGAGTCTTCCGGCAACGATAGACGATAGCAATGCTTATGTCTGGGAATTGTTTATGCTAAAGAAAGCACCGAAGCTGTCAGAAAAGACCGTGAAGCGATACCAGGATATTGTAATGCGCTTTATAGAGCAGTGCCATAAATCATTTCTGAAAGTGACCAGTATGGATGTAGAACTGTATCTGTCTAAGATCAGCAGAGACAATAATGAGACTTCACTGGATGGCCAGCGACGGTGCTTATCCGCTTTCTTTACTTGGATGCGTAAATCACACCTGATCGTGGAAAATCCCTGTGATGCCATTGAGCCGTATAAGACCATCGAGAAACCTATAGACCACATGGAGCCGGAAGAGGTAGAGCAGCTTAAGACCGGCTGCAAGAATAAGCGTGATCGGGCGCTGATCGAGTTCTTACGTTCTACGGCTGTGAGAGTCGGAGAGGCGGAACAGGTGCGTGTCTGCGATATTGACTGGCGTACTGGTGAAGTGTCTGTATATGGAGAGAAGTCCAGACGATACAGGACAGCGTTTTTGGATAGTGTAGCAATTAAGTATGTAACGGACTGGATCAAGACCCGTGGGATACAGTTTAACAGTAAAGAAGCACTGTTTACGGCTATCAGGGGTGATAAGCACAAGGGTATTAACAGACAGAGCATCCGATCATCCGTTTATGCGATCAAAAAGCGGGCACAGATGGAGAGGCGCGTGTATCCGCACCTGTTCCGTAAGACCACGGCTACCAATATAACCAAGAGAGGTGGATCTGTGCATGATGCCGGGGAGTATATCGGGCATAAGGATAACAGCACAGCTGCAAGGTTCTATACTTTTGTAGGGAAGGATCATACGGAGGAGATCTTTAAAAAGTACGTGGCTATTATATAAGGGAAATATAATTTTAGTACATTGATAATTGAATGACTACAGTGGTAATGATATAATATTGGGAAGCCGGGTATATAAAAAGGATGCGTATGGAGAAGACACAGATATTGTCATTCTGGGTACATGGTTTTGTAACAAATGTGGAGATATTATTGGCAGGAAGATGAGCCAGTATGAGAATGATCTTGATGAAAGAAGTCTGTGAGTTGAATCCAGTCATCAATTATGATGACTGGATTTCTCATATATGTAAGGTGATTATAGTGAAAAGGGCAAGGTGCGGCATATGTGGCAGAGAATTAGGAGTGCATGAGATCTATTTTTAGATTGAGAGCGGCTACAGGGGATAGTAGGTGCATTGAATAATTGATTATTATATGTTATTCTATAAAAGGAGGAACTGAAAATGGTTGAGAAAGATGATTTAAGCAAAAAAGTTGATGAAAAGCAATGCCTCAAATCACTAAATAGTGTAAATAGTGAAATTAACAATGAAATTTCGGTTTATAAGGATAAGGTTAATGCGCTAGAAGCATTAATATGTAAATATAGCGCAAAGACTAATACTGCAGAACCCCTTGCCATAGCTTCAATAATGTATGCAGTTATTTTAACAACAGTTACGTTGTTGGTTGATGGAATCCCGATTGATGATACTGTTTCAAGATGCATTTTGCTGGGAACATTCATTTTTGTATCATTATTTTTGGGAGGTTATTATATTTGCAGCAAAAAAAGAGCATATAGCAATACGTTTGTGCTTGAGTGTTTAAAGTTCAAATATAATGAATTAAAAGGGAAAGAAACTCAAAATGAGAATCAGGGAAAAACAGCTAATGCACAAACATATTATGTGCAAGTGACTAAGCAATAATTATTATCTAGCGCCTAAGAGCCAATATGTGGAGAAATCCATGTAGTGGCTCTTTTTTATTTGCCAGGAGAGGAGGTAGACAGTGGCAGCAAAGAAGAATCCATTAAGTGATAAAGCATATGAGATGTATAAACAGGGCATGAAGCTGGTAGACATTGCGGCCGAATTGGATGTACCTCCGGGAACAGTAAGACGATGGAAGAGTACGCACGGATGGGATAGCGAACGTTCGGGATCACGAAGCGAGCGTTCGGATAAGGAAAAAGCAGAAAAGAAACCAGTAGTTGATGACGGTACGAAAGAGACCTTGCAGAATAATGATCTTACACCAGAACAGCAGATGTTTTGTATATATTACAGCCGGACATTCAATGCAACTCAAAGTTATCTTAATGCCTTTCGCTGCAATTATGATACTGCTAATGCAGAAGGATACAAACTCCTTGTAAAACCTTGTGTGCGGGCAGAAATTGAACGTTTGAAAGAAATCAAGCGTCAGCAGATAGTAGCCGGTGCAGATGATATTGTGGAATTGCAGATGCGGATTGCCTTTGCTGATATGGGTAATTACCTATCGTTCGGAAGAGAAGATGTGCAGATTATGGGTCCGTTCGGTCCTATCAATGATCCTGAAACCAAGGAGTATATCACGAAAGAAGTAAATGCAATTCGATTGGCTGATTCCGGAAATGTAGATACGCAGATTATACAGGAAGTGAAACAGGGGAAGGATGGAATATCTATAAAGCTGGCAGATAAGCAGAAAGCGTTTGACTGGCTTACAAAATACTTCCTGATGCATCCGGAGAGTAAATATAAAGCAGAATATGAGCGCAAGCGTGCAGAGGTCAAGGATAATGCAGGAGAGGAGATCCTTAAGAATATGCAGACTATAGCAGACATATTAAAGAATCCGGCAGCCAATCGCAGGATAGAAGATTTTGAGGAGAAAGAAAATGAATAGACCGGCGCCGTTCAGTGAACGACAGTATCAATACTTCCTCAGGTGTATGGATAGCTGGTTTAATGTGGCAGAGGGAGGCAAACGTGGTGGTAAGAACGTGTTACAGACACTTATATTCTGCTCTCTGTTGGAAACCCATAAGAATAAAATCCATTTGGTTGCGGGAGTATCAAATGCAACGGCAAAACTGAATATTTTAGACTGCGATGGATACGGCCTGCTGAATTACTTTGAGGGAAGATGCCGAGAGGGGAAGTATAAGGACCGTGATTGTGTGTATGTACAGACCAAGACCGGAGAGAAGGTTGTCCTTGTGTCCGGTGGAGGTAAAGACGGAGATGAGAAGCTGATAAAGGGTAATACCTACGGCATGGCGTATGTGACGGAGGCAAATGAATGTCACCAAAAGTTTCTAAAGGAGGTATTTGACCGTACATTGTCCAGTATGGATCGGAAGGTATTTCATGATCTAAATCCTAAGGAAGAAGAGCATTGGTACTATACGGATATTCTTAAATTCCATGAGGATCAGCAGGAACTACATTCGGATTATGGATATAATTACGGCCACTTTACGTTGGTAGATAACATGAGCATGTCGGATGAAAAGATAAAAGCTGTGCTGCTTACATACAACAAAGGAACAGTCTGGTACCGCCGTGATATTAAGGGAGATCGAGCAGTTGCAGAGGGAACTGTCTTTCAGAGATTTGCAGATAATAATGAACCATATTTATATGATGATGCAGATATATTTGAGGAGTATACAGAGGACGGAGAAGTAAAGTACAGGCTGAAAAAGACACCGTTCAAGATAACGATGGGCGTTGACTTCGGTGGTAATGGTTCTATGACAACATTCGTTCTCAAACTGTACTTTAACAGATACCATGACTTGCGGACGGCAGAAGAGGATCATATCCCACTATCAAAGGACATTGATGCGGATAGGATATGCGATAAATTTGTGGAGTTTTATCGTATGTGCATAGAGAGGTACGGGCGCGTTGATTGGGTGTTTCCGGATAGCGCCAGTACAACTATGATAAACAGTTTGAGGAGTGCTGCCAAGAAAGCAGGACTCCCATATCGGAATATCAAGGGATGCCGGAAGAATGAAATCTCGGACCGCCCAAAGACCGAAGATAAGCTATTTAATACTGGCAGACTTAAGATTAATCGACGATGTGAATACCTTCGGAAAGCGATAGGCAATTTGAAGTGGGACGAAGATCATCCGGATCGACCGGAGGATAAGAACATCGGTAACTGCAACGACTGGTGGGATGCAGAGTGCTATACATGGCTTGATTTTGTGGAACTGATAGATTTAGACAGATAAGGAGAATGACATGGAACAGTGTGTAAAGAATTTTTTGCAGAAAAAAGGGTACACGGTTAATGACAAAGCAATGACAGTGATACAGGCTTGCGATGACTGGTATAGTAACCGTGTGATTGAGGACTTTCATAAGCGTAAGACGATCAATGCGATTCCGTATGAGTTATCACGGCTTAATTTTGGTAAGCGGTGCTGCTCGGATGATGCGAACCTGTGTGAGGTGTTGGAGATCAATGCCGGTGATGGAGAACAGGGTAATTTTGTCAATGAGGTACTGAACAAGAGTGAGTTTAACACCCAGTATCGTAAGCAGTTGGAAAAGACCTCGGCAGATGGTACAACAGCCTGTTACATCCGGTTGGATAATGCAACCTTTATGGATAACAACTCTGTAAAGGGTGGAACCATTAAGCTGAATTATGTGGAAGCGGATGCGTTTATGCCGTTGACGGTGGAAAACGATATTGTAATAGAAGCAGCCTTTTCCGGATCCGGATTGAGCAAGGGAAAGAAGCAGACCACGCTTGTACTGTTTACGTTGGGGGATAATGGATTATACACTGCCGAGACACACGTATTTGATGATAAGGGCAATGAGTTAACAGATCAGGAAACGATTGTGCAGCTGGGAGAGGTAAAGCCATTCGCAGTAATGCGTAATGCAGAGGTAAATAACCTGGATGATATGACTGGGTATGGTCTGCCTAAGCTATGGGATGCCATTCCGGCGCTTAAGGTGGTGGATCTGTGCTACAACGTTCTCTTTTCCGATCTGGATAAAGCGGAGAAGATTATTCTTGTAAATGAACTACTATGTGAATTTGACGAGAACGGGCAGCCTAAAATGACACCGGAGCAGAAAAAACTATTTGTCCTTATCGGTGAAAAACTTCCAGATCCACAGGAAAAAGCATTGATCCAGGAGTATAACCCGGAGATCCGCATTGAACCGGTGACAAAATCCTTTGAGCTGGCATTATCTCTCTTATCGATGTCCTTCGGCTATGGCACCAAGAAGTACAGCTTTGAGAACGGACAGATTACTACAGCAACCGAGTATGTTGGAGAACGTCAGGATCAGATGCAGGAGCTCAACCGTCAGAGACAGGAAGCAATCCGGTACATACAGGATATCTGCAGGGCAGTGATGTGGTTTGCCAATACCTTTCAGGGCAAAGCATTCAACCTGGATCAGGAGATCCTTGTAGATTTCGATGATAGCTATATCACAGACCGGGAAGCAGAATTGGAAAGAAAGAGAAACGATGCGCTTGCATTTGATATTCCGGAACTGACAGTTTGGTATCTCATGGATGCATACAGCCTGGCAGAAGAGGAAGCACGGAAACTGGTAGAAGCCAAGGTGGAAAAAGAAGAGCAGGAAACAGGTGGAGAGGATGAGGATTAATGCTGTCAGAAGAACAACTTGAAATCATATCCGAAACCATTGCGCCCCTGTTCCAGTATTTAGAGCATGAGGTTATTGTGGATATTGCCCGCAGGATTGCCAAGACGCTTACCTATAGCCGTACTGCAGAGCTGCAGGCAATGTCTATGGCAGACCTCGGCTATAGCCCGGCACGGATCCGGAAAGAAGCAATGAAGATTCTCAATGCGGATCCGGAGTATCGTAAGGCCGTAGCGAAGAATACATTGGAATATAAGCGCGAGATCCGGAATACGATTAATGATATTACCAGGGAAGCATACAAAGCCAATGATGATATTGTGGCAGGTGCTGGTAACATGGCATGGATCAGTGACCTTGCCGTGTGGAAGAGTGTTGGTAAGGAGTTAAAGGATCATTCTTTTTTACAGCAGCTTGTGGATGCATTTGCAGCACAGACTGTCGGAGAACTTAAGAACATGACACAGAGTACCGGATTTAAAACCATGAGCGGATATGAGGGTATAGAGAACGCATACCGCAGGGAATTGGATAAGGCTGTGATTAAGATCTGCTCCGGAACATTCTCCCAGGATAAAGTGATCCGTGATGTGGTGCATGATCTGGCACAGAGCGGGTTGCGGTCCATTGATTATGCATCTGGTTATAGTATGCAGCTTGATACGGCATCAAGGCTTGCGATCAGAACTGGATGCCATCAGCTAGCAGGAAAGATACAGGATAAAAACATCGAACAGACAGGAGAAAACCTTGTATATGTATCGAAGCACCGGGGCGCACGTAATAAGGGTGTAGGCCATGCAAACCATGAACAGTGGCAGGGCAGGGTTTATTACATCAAAGAGGGGCAGGATTACCGGGAAGAGGCGGACCGTATCGGACAGGATAGTATTACAGACCTGTGGAGAGCAACCGGTTACAGTGCAGATGGTGCACATGAGGACGATCCGGAGGGACTTTATGGGTATAACTGCCGGCACAACCATTATGCATGGTTTGAAGGGGCTTCCAGTTTCCCAAAGAATCATGATGAAAAGGATCCGGCACCGGTAACCATCAATGGAAAAACCTATGATTATTATGCTATGACGCAGAAAATGAGGTCTATGGAGCGGAATATCCGGGCATTAAAAAGGGAAAAGGAAGCTCTTACTACACTGGGAGCGGACACAACAGAGATTAATGCCAGGATCAAAAGTAAGACAGCGGAGTATAAAGAGTTTTGTAAGGCTTGTGGTGTGCCGGTAGCTACAAGTAAGCTCCGGTATGAATGCGGCACGTCTGACTTAAAGAATACCAAGGCGTGGAAAGGAATGCAGAACATAGAAGGGGAGAATGGCTATAAAGAGTATCGTGTTATCGGGGATAACGGTAAGGCGATATCGCTTGGAGAAAAGGTGACCTTAAGTACAATGATCGCTAAAATGCCGTCAACAGTACGAAGTGCTTTATCGGATGTTACATTCCATCTTAATAGCAGTGTTGGAGGTGGATACTGGTACGGCCATAATGAGATTTATCTACCGAGTAACGTAACAGATCGGGAGTTTTACCATGAGGTAGGACATTGCCTGGAAGAAAAGCTGTTTAATAAAAAAGAAGTGGATGCTTTAAAAAAGAATTTGGTACAAGGTCTTACTAAAGATGATATAATAATAAAAACAGGTATGGATAGTACTGGAAATACCATGAAAATATTTGTATTAAACAGTCCGAGATTTATAAAGGAATACCAGGGAAGGTTATATGTGGAATCCGTAAAAGAAGCTCTGAATTCAGATGGCAGCATAAACACGGATGCACTCGGAGAGGTAGTATCTGTTGCTGTGGAGCATTATTTTATGACACCGAGAGCTACGAAGAAATATTTCCCGGATATGTATAGAATCGTGGAGGAAACCTTGCATGAGTGATAGCAGCTATTGGAATAAAAAAATTATTGATCTGCCGTGGACAGAAGAGAACCAGGAACTTTTTGCCGCTCATGTAGATATGGAAAAGGAAGAGGAGCGGTTAAAGCAGGAGGAAAATGTGGAAAATAATGGGACACGAAAAAAGGATAATAATTTATAGATATATCATTGAAACGAAACATTAGTTCTGCTATAATATCCTCATGGAGGGTTACATATGTTGCCAAAAGGATATTATTGGTGCAGATGCCCTCGATGTGGAAATCCTAAGATGCAGGTATTACGGAATGATACCGCACTTGTCAATTTCCCGGGGTACTGCAAAAAGTGTAAAACAGAATCATTAATGACAATAGAGCCTAAGCGCCAAATAGTAAATTCGTAGATCGAATTGCTGTTTGGCGTTTTTTTTATTGTCAATGCAGCAGAGTGGAGCAGTCTGGAAGCTCGTCTGGTTCGCTGCCAGAAGGTCACGGGTTCAAATCCCGTCCCTGCAACTTCCCATACCGGGGAAAGCCCGGTAAATAAATCATTTAAGGAGAACGATATGAAGAACATTTTAACTATCTTGAAAGAACTGGGCATTGAGGTGCCTAAGGACAAAGAAGACGGCCTTAATACTGCAGTAGTGGAAAACTATAAGACGGTAGCCGACTACGATAAGCAGAAGGAGAAGTTGGACACAGCCAACGAGACGATTAAGGCAAACGACACTGCCATGAAGGACCTGCAGACCAAACTTGATGAGTTCAAGGATGTAGATGTATCTGGTCTGAATCAGAGAATCAAGGATCTGGAAACAGAAAAGACGAATATCCAGAAGGATTATGATGCCAAGATTGCAGATCGTGATTTTAATGATCTTGTGAAAGAAAGTATTGCTGCTGTCAATGGTAAGAACCCTAAAGCAATCACTGCTTTACTGGACGTGGAAACCTTAAAGGCATCCAAGAACCAGAAAGAAGACATTGCGACAGCACTGAAAGCATTGACCGAGAAAGAGGATAGCAAGATGCTCTTCGGGGAGCCGGAACCTAATCCGGTAAGAACAGGTAATTTGATTGGACCGGTGCAGAAAACACCGGGACAGTCAACAGACACCCTTAAGGATGCGCTTAAGGAGAAATATTAGGTAATTGCGAAACTCGCTAGGCTCGTTCGCAATCTTGAAAGAAAACAAGGAAGAATTCGCGCAGAGCACGAA